TTTTTAGCTGCATCCAGATCCTCTGCCATCTTTGTGATCTGGCGTTTTTGCTCCCGAGCGATCTGTCTAAGCTCAATCAGATCGTCAGGTTCCTTTGCAGGTTCTTTCTTTACTTCTTCTTCTTTGCCTTCTTTTTCCCCTGCTTTTTCACCTGTTTCGGTTGCACCAGCGGGTTTTGCGGCGGCGCCTTCTTTTTCATCAGTCTTTTCCCCTTCCTCTTCCTTAGGCTCGTAGATATTTTCTACTGGTTTTTCTTCCTTAATAATCTCAAGCGGATTCTTTTCGTCATTAAGATCCTTACCATCTTCAGCCTTTACTTCCACCTCAGCCATAACATCCTCCTTTAAACTTTCTTTTTTGGTTTTGAGCCAGAGCTATCGCTTGACTGTCCTTTGTTTTCAGCGGCAATCATTTTAATCTTTAGTTCTTCCACTTTTAACTGATACTCTCGATCATCCATAGCTTGCTTTACTTGTTGTTGTTGTTGGTTATAGTCCCTAACCTTCATCTTTGCAGAGTAAGGCATGTTCGAATACTCCATCAGCAAGTCAGGAGGAATGGTGCCAGGGTTGTTCTGGCCGAACTGAGAAAGCATCTGCATAGCAAACGCTCGCATAGTCGTATTCTCGACATTTTCATCTATAACTGCGTCGAACTCTCCAAAGCTAACATCATTAAACCCTTCAGTCTGAGGATTCATTTGAGAGTTAACTTGCAGAAGCTTTGCACCTTCCGGTCCTTGAATCCTAATAACCCTTTCCATAGTCTCATATTGCTGGATAAGAGAAACCATAAACTCAGCAAGGTTAAGCCTTGACTGCCGAAAGTTTTCAAAGATGATATAAAGAACTGCTATCCCAGTCTCTTGTCTCATCTGCATAGTTACCCCAGGTTCTCGGGAGGAAGTCTGTATCCCTAAAAGGGCATCCTGAGTCCCAACAACGTTCTTGATTGACTGGCTGAACAGTTCATCCAACTGACCGTAGATGGGCGAGATTTGAGGTTGAGTGGAGAACTTAACCTTTTCCAGTCCACCCTTTTGCAGTTCCATATGGTAATTCGGCTCTGAGGATCTATCCTCATACTCTTCAATGTTAAGGATAACTCCAGCCTCGTGCATCAAGATACCCTTAGGACTTACCTGCAGAAGATGCACTAACTGTCTCCGAGTGGTATTGAGGGCTCGCTGAGGATCCTTAGCCATAGTGATCGAGCCAAACCAGCGATTGTTATCAAAATCTTTGTAGGCTCCGAAGAGAACTAAAGGAATCTTGTTGTGCTTGTAGGGCGACTTATTGTATTTCAGCATAAGAGGGCCAGAGAATACAGCCAAATAACACTGCTTTCGAAGATTCTCTACTCCCTGCAAGGGCTGATTAATCTGCATTTTCCTGCCATCAGGTAGCTGTAATCCATGCATCAGTGCCCTTTGAAGATTCTCAAAGTTTGGTTTACTCATGAATTCTACTTTGTTAGTCATAGGATTCATGAACCAGGTAACCTTTTCATATCTGAAATACCATCCTTCAATAAGGCGATATTTGTCATTCCCTTCATTGAAATAAGAAGGATGCGTGCCAGATCCTATCTGAGAAAAGTTCCTTATAAGTAATGGATCAAACTTTTGAAAGTTAGCCTTAATAGCATCTTCATCATACCACCGTGATATAAAAGCATACCTTGCATCAGAGAGATCATACTCCACTGAGTCAGGATCAACCAGAACATCCCTTCCGTTCAACACGAAGATTTTTTGTTCAGGTACAAATGGATTCTCTCCACCAATGTAAGGATATACGTAGCTCTTCCCTCCCTTAACCATGTGAGAGAAGGCCTCCATCTCTTTTCTTGATACCTTGCACTTATTGCGATGATACCCTAAGACGCCGTTCATTACCTCAGTCAAGGCCTCATCCTCTGATCCTACAGGAACCAAGTCAGGAACTCTTCGTGCCTGAGCAGCCAAACCAATTAGCATGTCTACCTTTGGTTTAATCTCATTGTAAACTGAGTCAGGTCTTTTCTGGTCTAAAAGCTGTGCTTTAACATCCGTAGTATCCTGATCGCCGGCATAAAACTTATAGTCCTCGTCAGCTTCAGTACGCCACAGAGTCTCGGCCTTGCTTCGCTCAGCAACCATCAGCCATTGATTAAGCTTCAAGTTTTCTGCCACTTCAATATCAGCAGCAGTCGAGGCTACCTGAGGGGTCATTCCACTTGGTTCAGTAATATTCATCTTTGGTTCCTAAAGAAACATCAAAAATTGAATTTTCTCTATTTCATCCAAGGCGGAACGGCAGTCTTGGTGGCAGCATTAGTCGGCTTCCTTCCCTTTTTTACAGGAGGGGTAAAGGCAGGAAAACCCATATTCTTCTCCATTGCTATCTTTTTCTTTGTGTCCATATTTTCAGGTGCTTTTTTCATCTTACTCTCCTTTAGTTAGCCATCCAGGATCTTGAACTTCCACCATTACCAGTAAATCCTCTTCCACCAAAAAACCTTTTCTTTTTCTTAGGCTTTTTGTTTCCCCAGATTCTTGTTGATACATCAGAAAAGTATTCGCTGAGACACAGTGCATCTGCAATATTGGGGGAGGGATACCCCTGCATTTTCAGCTTTTTCTTCGAGTCAACAATGAACCCTCCTTCACCATTGAATTCGTAAGAAGGAATAGAAAGCTCATTCGCAAGTTCATGTCCAAGGGAAACAACCTCTCCAGGTCGCTTAACATCTGGAAATGAATACATAGCTCGCATACATTTTTCTCTGACTCTAACCCACAGTTCGTCACGCAGTCTATGGTACTTAGTAATATCTGACGATGCTGAAGCAACATTTATCCCAAAGACACCTGGAACGCGCTTTTTCTCAAGGTAATCAACTACGCCTGCTCCAACCCCAATCTCATCTATGCCAATACCAGAACTCTCGAAGTCATCATTTACAACAGTGATTCTATTGGCAAAGTCAATTGTGTTGAGGCCTCTATACTGCTCCCAAGGATGAATCAACAAACTTTTCCTTGGCAAAATAACTGAAGCATCTTCCCCATATCTTGCAACATCTACTCCCAGATAGGTTGGTTCATCCTCGGCGATGGACTCCAAGACGTCATTTCCAATACACTGGATAGCCCAAGCGAGAGGAATAAGAGTCTTTTCATTTGCAAGTGGTGGCTCTCCAGCAACACGAATCCTAAACACGTTGGAGTCGACACCATACTTAGTTTGCATGTACTCAACGTATTCTTTCTTAACATTGGTACTATTTCTTGAATCCCAGTGAAACTTTTGCCATGACTTAGAAATTTCTGGATGAAAGTGAGTGTCATAAAAGTATCCTTTATCCTTAGTCATGTTTCCAATCAGGAAAACCCAGTTATCTTCCTGAGTTAGCGCACCTTCAACAGGCAAAAACACCGGATCTGGCATCCCCGAAGCTTCATCCACAATAATCAGCAAATGATCACCGTGAAACCCAGCAAGAGCCTCCGCTTGCTCTTCTTTAGTGTTTTTGACAGACGTTGTAACAGCCCTGGCCCACCATTCTTTGGGGGCGTCGATCTGAAACATCTTATCTTTCTGAATAACGAACTCATCCGCAACAAGACTTTGACGCAACCACTTAGAAAGCTCAGACCATAGTATGTCAAATAGCTGACGAGAAGTAGGTGCAGTACAAACAACCTTAGCATAAGGCCTCGTAGTCTCAAACCAGATAATAAGCCATGCTGCAAGTGCATCTTTTCCCACTCCATGGCCTGATCGGGCTGAATTACGTTTAGAGCCCATAAATCGTACAAGTGCATCGGCTTGCTGGTCCGACGGATTTGCTTGAATGCATTCTTTGACAAAAAGAAGCGGCGACTGCTTCCATTCTTTGAGTTTTCTCTTAACAAGATCATTCACTTAGAGCTCTATTTCCCCAGCAAAAGAGAAGATTCCCACACTTTCGCCGCTTGGATTGCTCATTTCAAGCATTGCTTCCTCAGAAACTTCCACTCCAAGCCTCGCCGAGGCCTCTTCCTTCTCAATCTGCAGTAGATAAGCCACTAACCCACGCACTTTTCCGTTA